TAAAGATGATTTAAGAAAATTATATGCTTTAAATTTTCCAGAGACCCCAATTTATGGCGATATAACAAAGATCAACCCGGAAGACATACCTCCACATGATATTGTATGTGCAGGCTTCCCTTGTCAACCGTTTAGTCAAGCAGGCAAAAGAGAAGGTTTTAATGACACTAAACAGAGAGGTACGTTATTCAACTATATTTGTGCCATCGTTGCTGAACATAGACCCAAATATCTTTTACTCGAAAATGTGCAAAACCTCAAGAATCACGACAACGGTAATACATGGAAAGTAATACAAGAAAAGTTAGCTGCGCTAAATTATGATGTGAAAGCTGACATTCTTTCACCACATCAATTTGGACTTCCCCAACATCGAAAAAGAATTTTCATTGTTGCTATTGCCAATGAAAAAGGTTCTTTAGACCATTTTCGTTTCCCTGTTGCTCAGAAAGGCGCATCGCGTTTTTGCGACATCAATAAGGTTATTGATGCGAGCGATACTAATATCACAAAGCTAAAACCTGAAACAAGGCTTCAACTTGAAGTTTGGCAAGAGTTCATTGACCAAACTATCGCGCACGGCGATACTATACCGTCATTCCCTATATGGGCCATGGAATTTGGAGCCACATATGATTTCAAAAATAAAGCCCCTGTATTCCAATCTCTTGAAAATTTGCAAGGCAAGCTAGGAAAATTGGGGCAACCCATAAATGGACTGACAAAAGAGGCTTGCATAGCACAGTTACCCAACTATGCTCAAACCACAACTTCACTAATATTTCCAAATTGGAAAATAAGATATATCGAACAAAACCGCAAATTTTATGAACGAAACAAATCATGGCTTGATCCGTGGATTGAAAAAATTCGCAATTTTGAAAATAGCCATTTGAAAATGGAATGGAATTGCGGTATTACGGCTACTCCTACACTTGAAGATAAAATTATCCAATTCAGAGCTTCGGGTATTCGTGTAAAACTACCCAATTTCGCACCTGCACTAAATTTGGTAGGTACTCAAATTCCTATTTTTCCATGGGTAAAATTACCCGCTGAGATTCTATCTGAGGGAGAGCCCAATAAAGGTCGCTATATGACAATCCGTGAAGCCGCTGCAATTCAAGGTATGCAAGACTTGAATTTTAGCTCGCTTTCATCTACACGAACTTTAGAGGCCTTGGGTAATGCTATAAATGTAACATTGGTACGCCGTATCGCAAAACTCCTATTGAACGATGAACAACAATAAAGTTTCCATAGCTACCAAGCCATTAGTCTATTCTGCTTTTCGTTACATCGAAAATAAGGTATGGAACGCTCTTGCAGAATATATGATCCGCCACTCATCGTGGCATTTTTTGTACCCATAATTAGAGATATTATTTATCACATAATACTGCGCCGTGTCGGCAAGTAGAAATACCCCGGGGCTTTGCGTTTAGGCTTGAACAGCACGTAGCGCAGTTTTAAATATACTCGGTTGTCTACACGTAGGTTTTACTATTCTCATAGTATGTATCTGTTAGCAGCGTGTATGACAACCGATTTTAACTGATAAAAGTTTGATAAAACGATAAAATGATTTATATTTGTACCGCTTGTAATATTACTTTTAATCATGAATAAATGTATACATTAACATACAACCTACCCTCCCGGTAATATTTATTTCCTAAAAAGTACATATTGCAAGCAACCGGGAGCGGTATGGTTATTTTAATCTTGCAATATGAATGAACAAGTTAAAATTTTTGACAACCCAGAGTTTGGTCAGATCAGAACTATCGAACAAGAAAACAAAGTATGGTTTGGAGCAACCGATGTTGCAACTGCGCTTGGATATTCTAATCCTCGTGATGTCATCGTAAGACATTGTAAATCAGCCGGCGTCGTGAATCACGACGTAGGGGTACAAACCGGACTAAAATCAGATGGAAGTCCTTCAATTCAAAACATTACAATGAAATTCATCAACGAGGGAAACGTGTACCGGTTAATCACAAATAGTCAACTTCCCCAGGCCGAGAAGTTCGAGAGCTGGATATTTGACGATCTAGTTCCCAAGGTCATGAAGGAGGGAGGGTACATCATGGAAAACAAGGAAGACACACCAGAGGAAATAATGGCTAGAGCCGTCATGATCGCCCAAGAGACTATCAAGAGAAGGGAACAACGAATCGAGATGCTAGAGCAAGAGAAAACGTTACTCACGGAGACGATAAAAGAGGCTGCCCCCAAGGTCGAGTATTTCGACAAGGCGATGTCATCGAAGAGTTCATACACCACCACCCAGGTGGCGCAGGAGTTCGGTCTATCGGCCAAGACGTTAAACGCTAGACTGGCGAAGATGGGCGTTCAATACAGGCAGGGTGGGGCGTGGATACTGTACGCCAAGCACCAGGGTAACGGGTACACCCACACGATCTCCGTCCCGTACATGATGGCTAACGGGGAGCAGGGGACCCAGATACAGACCCGGTGGACGGAGAAAGGTCGCAAGTTCCTGCACGACCTCATGGACGGGAAGTGAAAATTTCGTACATTTACATCAAGTTTAAACTTCTAAAATAATGATCATGAGAAAATTAATGTTCCGGGTGTGGGACTTGTCAACGAGTACCCTCCTACCCACCTCCGACGGGATAATGTTCTGGAACGTCAGCAACAAGAAATACGGCGTGACCAACTTCTTGATGGACCAGAGATACCTCGTCACCGTGCTGTGCCTTAGAAACGGTAACACGGACATCTACGGCCTCGACGTGGTTCTAGTATGGCCAAAGGATTACATCTCCCTGAAAGAAGCTAAAGAGAATAACGCCCCGATCAAGACCGTCCTGTGCGACCAGGATGGATTCGTGACCGTGGAGGGGGAGAAAATCCACGTTACAGAGCTGCATCATCATTACAACTTCTCCGGTGACGGTTTCGCCGCTAAAACAGACACGTACAAGGAGATGTTCTGGGATCAACTGTCAGAGTATGGCATTCATTAAGGTCCCGTTGATCGAGGAGAAACTAGACATTAACGTGAGGGTTTACAATCTAACCCTCACTTCTTTTCTAGCCGAGATCATGGAAAACTACATCGTGGAACTGGAAGATCACGTCAAGAAAAGCGGCCTTCACGTGAAGAAAAACAAGTTCCACTGCAACGAGCTGAAAAGAAACATCAGGATGTGGATAAACCACAGGTACATGGAGGTGGGGAGGGAGTACAGGGATTTCCTGACCACCCAGCTAGATGACCTGTACGATGACATGAGACACGATTACACGGTGTTCTTCTACTCCGTCAAGAGGTTCTTCGACAAGAGAATAGACGACTCGAACGAGACAACCACCCTCGCCCTCCTCGTGCTGATCATAAGCATGGCCTCCTACTTCCAGATCAAGGAGGAGGATTTCAGCAATTACGTCAGCGAGCAATTCAAGTGCCACTACGTAGTGAAAAGTAACTACATATCCAATATAGCTCGACACGCCACCATGTTCCTTAATTCTTTCAAGCACGATAACGTGGAACTAGTGTTCGAGAAAGAGCCTGATATTCAGGCAGCATGGGACATTCTTGACTACAAGTTGTCTCATGTAAAGATAAATCTAGTAGATGATATCAAGTAGTTTATAGTATTTACCTATATCATTACACGTGTCAAATAAAGTACGTATATTTGTATTATAATTAAACTAAATGGAAACATGATAACTATATTCATTGTAATAGCCATTGCCTTGCTGGTATTCCTGTTCTTCGTGTTAAGGAGCGCTTACAGGAACTCTCACGTCCCGGTGGGGAGCGTGATTAAACGCAAGGGCATACTCTTCAAGGTGAAGAGGTACAACAAGTCGGATCATATCGACAAGTGCTTGAGATGTGACATGAGGTTCTTCCCCTCCATCTCCGGTTATAACGATCATTGCTGCGTCAAGGTCCCGTTCTGTAACGCTAGCGAGAGACGTGACAAAACTGACGTGTATTACGAGCTAGTGGGCAAGAACTGTGGTTTCTTTAACAAGGAGGAAGAGTGACATGGAGCAGTTGATAATGACGCCTAGGCTCTTCAAGGAGTTCGGTATACACGTTTGCGATGACCAGATCATAAGCACGCATCGTGCCTGTCCCAAGAAGATAAGGGGATTGCTTGACAAGACCATAGTCCTGCACGATAACGGGGAGGTGATGGCCATGAAGGATTATTTCAAGTCCATCATAACAGGTGATGGCAGCCAGTGCAGGATGAAACGATTATCTAACGGGGACAAGTCAACGAACGAGATACGAATACTGGAGAGGGGAAGGTTCTGGAAATCCGTGTTATTCAGGGGAGGGACGATAGTTAACGACGTGAACTCCAACATGCCCTTAATATCTTACGTGAACGATTTCAACGGGATAAAGGTATGGTTCGAGGACACTCTTGACGTTTTCCCGTGTAACTACAAGGGGGTGCTATCCTCCCTGATCCTGTACCTGACAAGTAACGTTGATAGCACTTACTTCTCCCCCTCCTTCCCGGACAAGTGTTCGGAATCTTGCTGGGGTGACCCAAGGTTCGTGAACAAGGTGAGGGGATTGATGCACCATCATATCATCCGATCGTTCAAGTTAAACCACCAGACAAGGAAGTATAACGAGTGGAGACACCCGGAGTTATTCTACAACGGTTGGAACGCCGCAATGAAGGACCCGCAAGTGTTCTACATCGTGGCCGATCTTAGACCTGACAAGGAAGGCATAGTTAACACTAGGGATTACAGGTTCGATTGCACGGCGGAGAGACTGGGATTGTGTCAAGACATGGCGAGAGAAGCGGCCATAGTTTACAACACGCTGGTCTTGCAGGGGTGGGACCAGATTTCTCCCAACGAGACGTCTTGCGAGAACTGTCCTTTCAAGTGCAAGATAGCCAATGAAACAAAAAGAATATAAGAGACCGGGGGTGAGGAAGCCCGAATCGCCACGATCGGTGTCAACTTACAGCAAGTATCATCACACGATAGACCGGGAGATAGATAACGACAACATCTGGTACATCGAGATTAACGGGAAGAAGGAACGAAGGATACCCGTCACCCTGTCGTCGTGGGAAGAGATGAAGTTCAAGGCGAAAGAAGACTTGCACGCCGAGGTTATATTGAAGTTTATCGGGAAATCTGGAAGACACGTTGAACGTTTTAAAGATTAAGCAAATGGGTAAAAGAGGTTTAAAATTAAGGGTAGACAAGAAAACACGCAACAAGAGGTACACGGCAATGGCGTACCTCAGAAGACACGGGTACGCTGCCAAGGGTAGGGACGTGTTGCTGAAAGAAGGTTCTCCATCCCCCAAAGAACACGAGTACCTTGTATTCCTCATGGAACAAGGATATTGCATATCGCACGGGGAGATAAGCTAATGGAAGAGTTCGTTAGCGTTGAAGACGTCAAGAGAGTGTTCAAGGCGTTTTGTAGCAAGGAAATAAGCGGGTGCGGGTCCGAGGAACAAGAGTGCGAGGACTGCATCTTCTACAAGAAATACGTCGAACTTTTAAAGGAAAAGACATAACATGGAACAGAAGAAATCAAAAGTGACCAGCGTCGTTCAAGGACAAGACTGGGTAGGGAAACAAGGTGTATTCCACACGTGGACCGTCCGTTTCGAGAACGGTGACGTGGGGGGTAACATGACGAAACAAGGGAACAACTGCGCTTTCAAGGTCGGGGAGACGGTTGACTACACGATAGAACCGGGGAACAGGCCGGACAGCTTCAAGGTGAAGATCGTCCCGGCGGCTCCTTCATCCTTCGGTGGAGGTGGAGGGGGCGGGAAAGGAAAGGTCAACGAGGCTGGCATCAACGCCAACGTGGCCTTGAACAACGCCACCCTGTTATTCTGCAAGCTGTGCGACACGCTGGGACAGGAATGGTTAAAAGCGGCGAAAGATCAACCGGAAAGGATCGTGATGATGTACGCTAGAGAGTTTTCAAACTTGTTGAACGAGTTAAGCGGGCTGAAATGATAAAGGAACTGGACGACAGGATAGAATTGCTGTACAAGGACGTGATGAAGCACCCGAAGGGTAACTTCAAGATACTGTTCGATGACTTCAAGCAAGATGTTGGAGACATCATGTACGGGGAGAACGAGAAACAACCATCCATGCACGACAAGATGATGGATTTGCTCAACGCTTGTTGCCGTGCTTTCGGTGCCACCACGATGGAGGCTATGGCGGGGGAAAGGGCTGAACTCCCCACCCTCCGAGCGATAACGGCATTCATCAAGCTATCGGGAGACACTTACGACAACCGTCACCTCGCCTGCAAGATACTCGGGAAGACGAGGCAGTACTATTACCACGCCATCGACAAGTTCGAGTCGTTGATGTTATCTGACAAGACTTTCAGTGAAACCTATAAACGATTGAGCCATGATTTCGGAAGAGACGAGGAAACTGATTGAGGAAAACGAGGAGCTGGTGGAGAAGAACCTCAGACGGTGGATTACCGGGTGCAAGAAGAGGATGCCAGCGTTCACTATCCCGACTGACGAGGAGATAACCATGTACTTCAACGAGAGAGGGAAGGTATGCACCTCCCAAACCGTGAAGAAGATAAGGAACACCTACGAGGGGAAGGTGGAGGGGAAGTGGATAGATTCCAACGGGAAAGAGGTGAAGAACTGGAAGGG